AAAATACTATTTGAAAACTATGGTGCAGGTGCAACAATAAAGGTAGACTTAGTTGACGGAGAAATAGTGTTTGAAACAGACAAGAAATTATTATCTCCAACGGTAAAAAAAGATGGACTCATTGTACTGGACCAGTTTAAACCCAAAAGTTAAACTGAAACAGACTAATAAACTGTTTTGGAACAAGTATGCTTACAAGGTTAAGTTATGGATTCCTTGTGGCAATTATGTGTCGTCTTACCTTTCGCACAGATACAGAGATGTGGATGCTATAGAATATGTTAAAAGACGTATGCGAAACAAAACAGAACTTTTTTACTGGCACTCTAATCCTTTAATGCAAAAACGTGTAGAAGAAAGAGAACAACATCTAGCAGTTGTCAAAGCAAACCCTACAGTTTTAGAAGTATTAAAGAAGTCCAAACTTGAAACAGATATACAATTTAGAGTAGAAGAGCCTTATGTCAGTCTATATCATACCAAGGAAGAAGTACTAAAAAACGTTATAAACTTAATACCTAAACAATCTCTTAAAGAGATATTACTTGAAGTACATGGATTAACTGATAGTGAACATAAACGTAAACTTAAGCCTAATGTTATTCTCAACAGTAGGATAGGATACAAGCACAAGGTATATGTTAGGCTCACACCAAACATAAGACAGCATGGCCCAAGAATAGTACAATATCTTAAATCATTAGGCAAAGAACATGCTTATTACACTGACGCATTTAGATTAGAGCTCCAACATCGAGGACACAGTTGGCATAGTGTAACATATTTCTATTGTAACGATCCTGGCGTACTTGATTTTATAAATTTAATATGTCCTGGGGCCTGTAGTTTGGACAATGTTTACAAGTTAGTGCCTAAAAAGCATAAATAACTGTATTATAGAGGTACACTATGGCAAAAATTCAAGAACAACATGTCGTAATTGCACTTAGCAAGCTCAAAAAGGATAGTGATCCTGATGAGGTACTATTACCTGAGGAAGTTGCCGCTTCGCTTGAAGCAGTGGTTCAAGAACTCGTCGGTGATGGTGTCATTGTTGAGATAGCGAAAAATTAATGGCAAAGAAAACAGTTACACTTATTCCTAGTACAACGTTTGGTTCTGCAGTGGGAAACTACGATGGCAGTAGCCTAAGTTTTAGTAGTGACAAACACAAGGGCGATGGATATTACGGATATGCAGACGGTTCACACACCGTGGCTATCTTTCCAACAAACTTAGAAGCAACCATACAGATACAAGCAACACTAGCAACTAGTCCTGCAGAAGCAGATTGGTTTGATGTTAGTGGAGCAGTATTAGGTGATGATAGTGCAGTGCAAAACACAGCAACGACGTTTACCTTTACAGGTAACTTTGTGTGGATACGTGCCAACGTAACTAATTTCGAAGCCGGTACAATAACCAAAGTTCAATATTTAAATTAATAGTTAATGCTAACTGTAGTATATGATCGCAAGGGCGATGCAGGCTTCGTGCCTAACCTTGTCCAGCGCACTGACATCAAACCTAAGTCAAAAGAATGGTGGGACCTGTGTATTCAACCACCATATAGTTTTGAGTTTAGATTCCTGCGTTACTTAGATGTTGAAAGTATACCTTACCAGGAAGTCTTAATAGATGACTACCAGGGTGCAGATGGCATTTATCCTATCAACTTAAACATATACGATAAAAGCATAGACTTTTTTGCATTAATTAGGCCAGAGACTTTGCAAAAAGTTCGAGAACATGCACTAACTATTGTGTTTTACTATAGCGAAGGTGATGATGTTATGATAGACATATCAGGTCACCTTACTATCCTAAGTGATCAATATAGCATTCCACGTAAAAGAATAAAGATGGTGTGCGCAAATGCATTAGTTACAGACATGCCAGGATATTATTATGCCCCAGATGATGAGTTGTATTATAGATACTTGCATTTAAATGGATCCAACTATGTCAAGGACGTAAGTTTAGATAAACGTAGTAAAAAGTTTACGTTACTTAACAGAATAGACAAACCTTTTAGACGTTTGTTTGCAGGCAGTTTACACTATCATGGTCTTACTGACGATGCATATTTTAGTTACACTAACCAGAATTACAATACACTAAGTGTGGTAGAAGAGCAAGATCCTATATTTTCCTGGAAAAGGTGGTTTACGAATCCTTCAAGAGTATTAGACAATTTTAGTATGCACTTGCCAATATATGCTGACTACCTGACAGATGACAAGCACAACGATCATAAGCACATAGAAGAAAAGTTTTATAAAGATGCCTACTGGCACGTAGTTGCTGAAACACACTTTGCGTCATGGACCGCATTTTTAACAGAAAAAACATTTAAGCCAATACTCAACTTACAGCCTTTTATAATACTAGGCCCACCTGGTAGTTTGTTACTACTTAAAGAGATGGGTTATAAAACATTTGGTAAGTGGATAAATGAAGACTATGACAGGGTTGTAAATGATGAGAAAAGAATGTATTATGTATTTAAACTTGTATGGCAACTTACACAACTAACACATGAACAGCATCAAAAACTAATGTTTGAAATGGGACCAGTACTACAACACAACCAAAAATTATTGTTAAGCAGTAAAAAAGAAAAACTTAACAAACTAATAATTAATATGATTTTATGAAAGACTTAACGAAAGTACATTTACAAATTGCTATACCAGCATTTAATGGCATGATGCACGAATCATGCTTTATTAGTTTACTACAATTTCTAATCGAAGCAAGTAAACTAAACATTAGTTGGACACTGGATACCATGGGAAATGAAAGCCTTATACCCAGAGCTAGAAATAATCTTGCTGGTAAATTTTTACATAACACCAATGCCACACACATGATGTTTATTGATAGTGATATTAGATTTAAAGCAGAAGACATCTTAAAATTAATTGAAGCAGATAAAGATATATGCTGTGGTGCGTATCCTGTTAAACAAATGCCTCCTCAACTTGTAATCAATGAATTAGACAACGGTGACCTAGAAGGTGATCTAGTAGAAGTAAGTACAGCAGGCACAGGGTTTATGCTTATTAAACGACAAGTGTTTGATAAAATGATCGAAGCGTATCCTAAAACTAAGTATAAAGAACACGTTGGACTAGGTGCGCAGTATGAGCCTTATTTGTATGCTCTGTTCGACACAGACATTAGTCAAGAAGGTTATTATTTGAGTGAAGATTGGACATTTTGCCTACGCTGGAGAGCAATAGGTGGTAAAGTCTGGATACACAAAGGCATTGATTTAGGACATGTCGGCGTATATGAGTATAGAGCAAAATAATGAAATATTTCTCCAACATGTCTTTAGAACTTGAATTAACTATGACATCCGATATTGAGGTATCAATAAATGACGATGTTTTTTTAATAGAAAAAAAAGATAGCGTAATCGTACAACACAGTTATAACAATCCAATAAAATTTGGAAAAGTTGTATTAAGTATGAAGAGTAGTAAACCTTTTAAGATTAAACGATTTTTTATCAATGGTTATGCTCTATTAGACTTACTACTATCGAGATCAAACTGCACAGAGTATAATGGTGTGGTCCCACTGGGAATAACATTTGAAACGAGTTTTATCTCTCCTCTTAGTTTGGATCCTGAATTTGAAAAAGACTTAAGCAAGGACTGGCATTACTAAAATGGAAACACTTAAATTTAATATCAGACTTAAATCAACTATGTGGTCTAAAGTTCCGGAGTATAAGATATACTTAAATGATACATTTATATCACAAGGACAGTGCAAACAAGAAGAAACAATAGAATTTACCCAAGAAATTCAAGATGGGGAACAAGAGATACGTATTCAACTTGTTAATAAAGACAACGCTGATTGCGTACAAGACAGCGACGGCAACATAGTTAAAGACATGTTATTACATATCGACAATATTTTAATCGATAACATAGATCTCGGGTATATAAAACACACAGGAAGCGAATTTCATCCGAAAGACCCCAACAGAGATATACTAAAACAATGTGTTGATTTAGGTTGGAACGGCACATATATCCTCAAATTTACCTCACCTTTTTATATTTGGCTTTTGGAAAACATGTAATAAATACACTATATAATTAATATGGTGTTATTACATGAAAGTATTTGAACTCTTTAAAGAATCCTTCGGCGTTGGCGTAGTAGCCAGTAAAAAACAAGCAAAAGACCCAAGATATAGTCACAGTCTTACTAAAGACGTAAGACCTGATACTCCTAAAAAGAATCGTAAAGCATTAGGACTTACTGAGTCGCCTAGAGCAGATGGTTCATTTGAAAACAGAGACGAATACTATAAAGAGATGTATCCCATGGCTCTTAAGGCTGTTAGCAAACTAGGCTTACAGATTCCACCTGAATTATTAGTAACCCAGTGGGGATTCGAAAGTGGGTGGGGGTCTAAAGTTTCAGGTAATAACAACTTTTTTGGCCTTAAAGCCAACAAAGGATACAAAGGTGATAGTAAAGAAGTTGCCACTCACGAATACGAAGATGGTAAGAAAGTAAACATTAAAGATAAGTTTAGATCGTATGACAGTTTAGATGATGCTGTAGATGATTATGTAGATTTTATTAAGAACAACCCAAGGTATACAGAAGCAGGTGTATTCGACGCAAAGAATAGCGAAGAGTACATGGCTGCTCTACAGAAAGCAGGTTATGCAACTGACCCTAAGTATGCAGATAAAATTTTAAAGCAAGAAAAAATTACCAAAAAACAAATTGCAAAAGTTGTTCCGCCTGAAGAACAAGAAAAACTTAAAGCGGAGCAACCAACAGTTTCTACAACCCCCGGGGCGGCAAAGGCTGAACCAGAATACGATGCATTTGGAAATGTAGTTACTGCTAAAGGATTTGATCCGGATAACAAAAAAGCCCAACAGGCGGCAAATAGTGTTGCCAGGCAAGCAAGAAGAGACGATGCTATTGATGCTGAAGTAGGCGGTGCAGATGCCGCAGGAGCAACTCCTACACCCGCCAGTGAGTACGATGATGTAAAAGATGCATTTGGTAGCGAAGAAGATGCCGCATTACAAGACAAGCAGGCAGAAGAACTAAGCAAAACTTACGCTGAGAGAGGTAAGGAATCATTAAACAATGATAGACTGGACAAAGAAGAAGCAGAACTAAAGCGTTTACAAACAGAACTAGAATACGCAGGAACTGAAGATGCATTTGGTGGCGAACGCCAAAGCGAAGAAGAAGTCGCCGCACAGAAGAAAGAGCTAGAACGTGAGATAGATGTTAAGAAACGTGCAATAGCATTTATTAAAGATCCTGGCATGATGTCAGACGGTGGTGGTAGTATGACACCAGAGCAGTTGGAATTTTTAAAAGCAAAAGAAAAAGAAGACTTAGAAATTAAACAAGCCAAAGAAGAAGGCAGAGAACCTGATCCTACACTTATAGGTAACAAGTCAGTAGGTGAGCTAGAACTAGATGCGGCTAGAGCTTATAGATATGCCGCACAAGCAGAAAAAGAAGGTAAACCAGAAGTTGCGGCAGCCGCTAGAAAGGAGGCTGACGCTAACATGAAGGTTAGACAGGACATGGTAGACGTTGGCGTTACCTGGATGTCTGGTGCAGGAAATCCTGACCAAGCTCAGCGTACTATTGATGATGTAAAAGCAGGAAACACTACTGGTATAAACATGTTCCAGAAGCCTGAGGGCAAAGAGCGTGAACAGTTCCAGCAAAACCAAACCGAAGCTGATAGACAAGATGCAGAAAAAGGTGAAGGTGCATGGGACAGAACAAGCACATTAGACGATGAGAAGAAAAAAGTAGATCCTACCCCTCTAAACAAGAGACCACAAGCAGAACCAGAAAAGCCAAAATCTACTACAGCCGCTAAAACTTCATATAGTGGTGCAGTAGCGTCAACAGGTGGAGCATCTAGCAAAGGTGGTGGTTATGGACAAGGTGCAGAAGTTGATGCAACAGTAAGCGCAACACCTAAAGTTGATCCTTATCCTAATCCAGGGTACACAGGTGAAGAACTTAGAATCTACAACAAACTAAGTGACAGTCAGAAAGCAAAAGTTATTGGTGATTTTGAAAAGTCTAAAAAATATACGGCGCAACAAAGAAAAAACATTACTCCTAGAACAGGTCCACAAAGTATTCCAGATCCTAAACCAAGGTCACTTAAGGATATTAAACACCAACAAACACTGAGTAAGATTGAAGGTGGTACACAACTTGTAGATCCTGCTAAGGCGAGAGAAGTTAGTAAGATATTAGGTATGTCAAGCAGAACACCAGAAGATAAAAAGAAACGTGATGCCGCTTTAGATGCTATTAGATTTAAAGCACCTAGCATGGCAGAACTACAAAAAGGTATGACTCCGATTGTTGACAAGTCTACTACATATAAACCTGACAGAAATGCAAATCTTGCAAACAACAAGATAGGTGATGCTTACGGAGCGTTAAGCAAACCAACAAGTAGTATTGGTCGAGCAACAGTAAGCACTACACCACGTACTGGTCCAGGTGCCAACGCTAATAAACAGACGTTTAATGCTGAAAAGCAAAAAGCAGAGAGACAAGCAAAGATAGACCAACAAAAGGCAGAGAGACAAGCAAAGATAGACCAACAAAAAGCTGAACAGGCAGCCAAGAAGGCTGAACAAAAAGCCAAACAAGAAGCACGAAAAGCTGAAGATGAGCGCAAGCGTCAAGAACGACAGGCTGAGCAGGAACGTAGAGTTTCTGGATCGACACAGACAGTAGGTGGATCAGCTAAATTTAATCCTAGAGGCGGACCTGTTGGTGAGAGTGCTATCTTTAGAGCTATAATGCGCAAATGAAAGTAGTAGACATACAGTTTGATTTATACTGTAAGTGGTCTAAAGCGCCACCAACATATAGATTATACTGTGATAATGATTTGCTGACAGAACGTACATACACTTTTGATAACCGTAAAGCATTTGTGCGTGAGTTGTCCAAAGTTGAAGTAGAATTGGGAGAGCATGAGTTTGTAGTAGAAAACCTACACCCAGAACTAGGAACATTTGAGTTACGTAACATATGGGTTGACGGTAAAGAAACAGATACGTTGAAGTTTACAGTAGCATAAATACAAAAAAGGTTATTAAAATGAAAGCAAAAGACATTATTGAAGAAGGCATCCTAAGCGACATGGCTGCCAAGAGCGAAATGGATCATGAGATTCAAATGGCTCGTGGACAGTTATACAAGTGTGCAAAGTACTCTATTGAACTACACAATATGCTTAAAGGCGTTAGTGAAGAGCAAGGATTAGAAGCATGGGTACAAGCAAAGATTACTAAAGCAAGTGATTACTTAAGTGCTGTAAAGCATTACTTAGAATATGAAATGTTGTCTAATGGTGAGATGCCAGTGGAAGCAGTTGAGCCTGAAGTTGAAACAGAAATGGACTTAGGCGAGACTACTACAGCAGGCGCAGTAGCCGCAGTTGTTCAACCATTAGGCGCTAAGAAAAAGGTTATCAAGCGATAATGAGCAACGATATCTACAAAATCCTAGAAGGCATGGACAAAATTAGCTCTGGTCACAAAGATCAGGTTAAAGGTACTGACAAGCCTAGTAAAGGCAAGCCTAAGTATGATGGTCCTTATACCAAGCATCCTTTTCAGGGTAAACTTGTAGGTGAAGTTAAAGAAGACGAAGTAGCAGAAGCATTTGAAAAATTTGATAACTCAGAAATGATGACTGAAGAACAGTTCGATGAAGCGGCTGGTAAAAAAGACGCATGTTATCACAAAGTTAAAAGTCGTTACAAAGTATGGCCCAGTGCATACGCATCGGGTGCGCTAGTACAGTGCCGTAAAAAAGGTGCTAAGAACTGGGGCAACAGTAAAAAGAAATGAGACTAACAGACTTTGTAACAGAAAAGTGCTGGAAAGGCTACACCAAGAAGGGTATGAAAACCATGTTCGGAAAACGTGTGCCCAACTGTGTTAAGAAAGAATCTGCAGATGCAGTATCACTAGACGAACATGGCAACTTGGTATTTGAAGATGGTGTTAGTGAAGACCTAAAAAAGTGGTTCAAAGAGAAGTGGGTACGTTTCGGACCAGATGGCAAGATACGTGGGGACTGTGCAAGAGGCAGTAGCAAAGAAGGCAAACCCAAATGCTTACCACAAGCAAAAGCACACGCACTAGGCAAAAAAGGTCGCAAAACAGCGGCTAGTCGTAAACGTAGAGAAGATCCAAACAAAAATAGACGTGGCCCAGCCAAGAACGTTAAAACCAAATGACATTAAAAGTAGAAGAGATTACAATTTGCCGTGGATGCTGGCATCCTGCACATTGTGGACATAGTTGCATGGATGAAGACTGCGACTACTGTTCAGAATGTTTTTGCGATAAGTGCAGAGAAGAAAATGAGAGCAAGCGAGATAATACGTGAAGAGCCAGTAGCCAGTAGTTGGATTACTGACTTGGACTATTTTGTTTTCGATAATGGAAAGCCTGGCGTCCGTATGAGAACCAAAGGTGGCGGAGAATACATTATTGATGGTGTAAGTAAAGCAGACTACGACAGATGGATGCGAGCTATGAGCAAAGGCAAACATTGGTGGTCAGATATCAAATATTTTTATTAATCGAGGAGACTAAAAATGGCAAGAATTAAACATCTGGCTACAGACTTGTGGTCAACTAGAGCAAAATACAAAAAAACTAGTCAGGGAAATGGGCGTAAAGTATCGCTTAGAAGTATGAACAAGTCTAAACGCAGAGGATACAAGGCATACCGTGGGCAAGGTCGATAATTTATATTCACTACGTTACTATCACTCTCATATACCAGAACACGAAAACATTCTAACTTCATTTAAGCCTTATTTAAATTCTAATTATTTTGGTCATAAAGAAAAAACACATCAATGGGGGTGTGATATATTAACTACGATTGGCATGGATCAATCTAGTGAGCTACCGTGGGATGCAGTTAGGCCTCATATACTCAATGGTGGACATCAAATTATAAAAAGTTTTATACCAGAGTGCAAGTATACGATAGAAATATCAGCACTATGGGCAAACATATACGAACGTTATGACTTTCAAGAAATACACGATCATGTAAACTTGAACACACATTTTAGTTTTGCTTATATATTAGAATGTGATGATTTAGACACATCAAGTAAGTTTCAATTTTACAATGACTGTACTTTTATGAAACATATATTTCCGCACAGGCACTTTGCAGATCCTATTTGTGACACATTGTTTAGGCCAACACAACGACAAGGAACGTTATTAGTGTTTCCGAGCAACTTAAAACATCATGTCACTCAACACTTATCTAACAACAGAAGAACAACTATATCAGGTAACCTTAGTGTGTCTTTTGAATAAATACTAATATGCTTATAAGAGAACTGTTTGAAGATCAGACACCGGTAGCACCTTTAAATAGACCGCTACCAGACAAACCCACAGATAAGGATCTAGCACAACTAGGTCCAGAAGCAGAAGTAGTAATGGCTATAACTTCTGATCCTCAGACCCGTACTGCCATGAAAGCACTTGCTAGTAAGATATCACGTAAAGAACAGAGAAAAGATTCAGATACATATAGGGATGCACCTTACTTGCAACTTGTAACAAGTATACGTCAGCAACACCCTGAGTTTGATGATGAGCTTAGACAGATAAGCAACACTGCAATGCGTAAGCAAGCACAACAACAACAAGCACAACAACAAGCACAACAACAACGCCCAGGAAGTAGCGCATCAACAATAAAACCAACTGGCACAATCTCTCCACAATAATACTTGCATTTTACTTGCAATTCAATTATAATATACTTTTTAAGAGAGGACAAAAATGAAAGTCTATTCAAGCGAGCAAAAAGCAAAACTTAACCAAGTTATTAACGAAGGCATTGCAGTTATGCAGGAAGTCGAAGACCTTAATGCAGGTCTCAGTGACACTGTTAAAGCAGTAGCAGAGGCAATGGACATTAAACCCAGTGTCCTAAAAAAAGCAATTAGAATTGCACATAAATCAAAACTTGGCGAAGTTAATCAAGATCACGAAGAAACCGTACACATCCTAGAGACTGTTGGTAAGACACTTTGAAATCTATCCGGCAATTTGCCGTAGACAGTTATAAAAGTGACCCCATTGCATTTTACCTAGAATTAGTTGCATTTGTATCTACAGTTAGTGCTAGTTTTATGTTAGCGTTTACTGCTGATGCTCCAGACATGCGAGCAATATATCCTGCTTTTTTTGTGGGCAGTATAACAGGTGCATTGGGGTATATTAGAAGAAGAATTTTATTTCCAACAATGTTGACAATATACTTTGGATTTGTTAACATATTTGGATACGGTGTGGCATCGGGATGGTGGTAAAATGAGTTATATAGACGCATTACATGACAGAGACACAGACAGGATACATGTTGTAGAACGTGTTAACGGTGATAGACTCTACAACGAGTTTCCTGCCAACTATGTATTCTATTACGACGATCCCAAAGGCAAACACAGAACCATATACGGCACACCTGTAACTAGGTTCAGTACCCGTAACGGCAAAGAGTTCCATAAGGAAAAAAAGATACAAGGTGGTGGCAAACGACTATGGGAATCAGACATCAACGTTGTATACAGATGTCTAGAAGATCACTACTTGGGTGCAGATGCTCCCAAACTACATACATGCTTTTTCGATATTGAGGTTGACTTTGATCCTAAAAGAGGATTTAGTCCGCCTGATGATCCTTTTAATCCTATTACAGCAATTACAGTATACCTGGACTGGTTAGGCAAGTTAATTACACTTGCTGTACCTCCTAAAGGTATGAGCTGGGAAGAAGCACAAGCAGTTGCAGACCAGTTTGAAGACACATTCATGTTTGAGAAAGAAGCAGACATGTTGGATCAGTTCTTAAATTTAATTGATGATGCAGACATCCTAAGTGGCTGGAACAGTGAAGGATATGATATTCCCTACACAGTACTACGTATTAACAGAGTACTCAGTAAAGACGACACAAGACGTTTTTGTTTGTGGGGTCAGTATCCTAAGAAGCGTACATTTGAACGTTTTGGTGCAGAGAATGTAACATTTGATCTTATTGGTAGAGTACACATGGATTACATGCAACTCTATCGCAAATATACCTACGAGGAACGTCACAGTTATTCGCTAGATGCTATTGGCGAACATGAACTAGGTGAACGTAAAACAGCATACGAAGGTACGCTGGACCAGTTATACAATCAGGACTTTAAAACATTTATTGAGTATAACAGACAGGATACTGCACTACTGCACAAACTAGATCAAAAACTAAGGTTCTTGGATCTAGCAAACGAACTTGCACATGATAACACAGTACTACTACCAACAACAATGGGTGCTGTGGCTGTTACAGAACAAGCAATTATTAACGAAGCACATCAACTTGACATGATTGTTCCTGATAGAAACAGAGACGATCAAGGTACCACACAGGCTGCTGGCGCTTATGTTGCGCATCCTAAGAAAGGCATGCACGACTGGGTAGGTGCTATTGATATTAACAGTCTGTATCCTAGTGCTATTCGTGCCCTAAACATGGGACCAGAAACTATCGTAGGACAACTACGTCCTATTATGACTGACAGTTATTTGTCAGAGAAACGCAAATCAGGCAAGAGCTTCACAGACAGCTGGGACGGTTTATTCGCAACACTAGAGTATACTGCTGTTATGGAAATGCAGGCAGGCACAGAGATAACTGTAGACTGGGAGAACGGTGAAAGTACTGTACACACAGGTGCAGAGCTCTGGAAGATGCTGTTTGACAGTAATACCAGTTGGATACTTAGTGCAAACGGCACTATCTTTACCTACGAGAAGAAAGGTATTATCCCAGGTTTACTAGAGCGTTGGTATGCAGAACGTAAAGAACTACAAGCAAAAAAGAAAGATGCAACTGACAAAGAAGACATTGCATTCTGGGACAAACGTCAGTTGGTTAAGAAGATTAACTTGAACAGTTTGTATGGTGCTATTCTTAATCCAGGTTGTAGGTTCTTTGACAAACGTATTGGACAATCGACTACACTAACTGGTAGAAGTATTGCAAAACACATGGATGCATACACAAATGAATGTATCATGGGTGTGTACGATCACACAGGTGAATCTATTATATATGGTGATACAGACTCTGTTTACTTTACTATGTGGCCCGCAGTTAGAGACGATGTCGAAGCAGGCAAAATGGAATGGAACAAAGACATTGTAGTAGAACTCTACGATCAGATAGCAGAGCAATTAAATGAAAGTTTTCCTAAGTTTATGTCCAAGGCTTTCCATTGCCCAAAGCACATGGGAGACCTTATACAAGGTGGTAGAGAAATTACTGCAACCAAAGGTTTATTCATTAAGAAAAAGCGTTATGCGGCATTGATTTATGATATGGAGGGTTTTAGACTCGATCAAGGCGGTAAGCCTGGTAAGGTCAAAGCCATGGGACTTGACTTAAAACGAAGTGATACCCCACCTGTTGTACAAAACTTCCTTAGTGAAATCTTGCTGGCAACACTAACTGGTGCTAAAAAAGAAGAGATATATGACAGAGTACGTGAGTTTAAATTAGCATTTAGAGAGCGTCCAGCATGGGAAAAAGGTACTCCCAAGCGTGTAAACAATCTAACCAAGTATACTGAAGC